CGTTCAGGTGGCACAACATCAGATCAGAACACAGCTTGGACGCAATTGCTGAGTAATACTGGTACAATTGTTTTAACAGGCGCAGGGGATCCAGGACCAAACAAAACCATTGCTGGTACAGCATATACCGGAACAACCAAGATTGGCGGCGGCGGCACACCTACTACACTGCTAACAGGTACTGGTGCCTACGATCTTACTGGTACTCCAGTTACAATTTTCAAACAGATTGGTACATCATACAGTTATACATCAAATTTTATCCAAATCAATGCATCAATCAGTGGTAACGTTATTACATTTGCTGTAACATTAAGTGATGTTTCAACACCAGGTGTAGACAGTGTTGATGGAACACTCACAATGACCACAGTAATTCGCGACCCAAGTACGAGCACTTTGGCTGATACCTGGGGTACGCCAACACAAAACAGTGCTAGTTGGTCATTATCATAATAACAACTAACCAATAAAAATAACAAACCCTAGTTTTTATTAACTAGGGTTTTTTTATGGCTAAGTAGAATTATGCAAACAGATAAACTCAGCCAAAATATAAAAACACGATTTGATCACCAACAGGCAAGACAGGTGTTGCGAGAAACATACCAAGCCAAAATGCTTTTTGCATACAAAGGCGGCATGTGGAAAGCATCGCCAGAGTTGATTGTGTTGTGTGATGTATTCCTTGGAAGGGAGTCAGTATTCCAAGATTACTATAACACCCCGGTAAGTGTAGTTCCGGCGGAACTTAAACAGTTAGCAATGCAGCGATGGCAAGAGCAAATGAACGCTTGGCAAGCCGAGTATGAAGAAATTTCAGAACAAAGATGACTACAGGTGCTTTACTCTTTGCTTTCGACAGCGAAATAAAATACACCAAACTTGCTGTTGAATGTGCTGCTCGAATAAAAAAATACCTAGATATTCCAGTAACTTTAGTCACTGACAAAACTGTTGATTGTGATATTTTTAACAAAGAAGTTATAGTTGATCGCGGCACAGATACCAATCGAAGATTTTTTGCTGACCGCGGCGCAGCAACTACATGGTTTAACTTTGGACGTAATGCAGCCCTTGATCTTTCTCCCTATGATCGCACACTGTTGGTTGACACAGACTACATGCTTAACAGTGCAGACTTATTGCCCATGTTAGAAAGTTCACAGCCATTTTTGTGTCATAGAAGTGTTCAAAGTGTACACCTCGAACCAAGATTGCAAACATTTGGTACAAAAAATACACACATGTGGTGGGCCACTGTTGTTGTGTTTGATCGCAACAGTCAGTTTACACAAGATGTTTTTGCAGTATGGAAAATGGTAGAACAAAACTACCAACATTATGCAAACTTGTTTGGATTCAACAGTCGCCAGTTTCGCAACGACTATGCACTAAGCATTGCGTTACTGTTGTGTAACGGAAACACTCATCCTCAGCAATGCGAAATTCCCTGGCCACTTCTTAATGTAGACACTGATGTGAAAGTTGACAACATTGACAACACCTGGTGGATCACATATACTGTTAACAATCTCAAAAAGCGCATTTGTGTTAAAAATCACGATTTGCACATAATGTGTAAGAGTTATTTGGAGAAACTGTATGTATGAGGCAGATAGAGGTTACTTGATTGTTGCTGGAATGTCAGACACTGTTGACTATATTTCCTGCGCCGAAACACTAGCAAAAAGCCTCAAATACTGGCATCCTGATGCAAAAATCTGTTTGGTAACTGACCAAGAAGATTATCAAAATACACTGTTTGATTATGTCAAACCTTTCCCACACGGTAACACAGGCGGATGGGGCACTGACTGGCAAGTGTATCATGCTAGTCCTTTTCACGAAACTGTAAAACTGGAAGCTGATATGGTAGTTAGCGGTCCAATTGATCATTGGTGGACACTGTATCGCAACAAGCCACTGTGGATAAGTACTGGCGCCAGGAACTTTCACAATGTTACTGCTACAAGTCGCCGTTACAGAAAGTTATTTGATTATAACAACCTACCCGATGTTTATAATGCCGTTACCTATTGGCGAAAGAGTGTCGAAGCATTAGAATTTTTTAACAATGTGAAACAGTGCTTTCAAAATTGGGATGAGATCAAAAAAAACATCAAGGGAGGGCAGGATGAAGAAGCCAGCACAGATTTAATCTATGCATTGTTTGCTGACGAGTTTATTACTCCTGGTATCGGGCCACAGATTGTACACATGAAGCCGGCAATACTTGGTACCAGTGCTGAAAATTGGACTAAAGAGTTAGTTTGGGAAGTGTCAAATGGTGTAATACGCATCAACGGCCACAACCAATTTGGACTTGTACATTATCATTATAAAGAACTAGCACAAAAGTTAGGCGAATATTATGGATCCTAACGAGTTTGCAAAATTATTCAATCAGTTAATACCAGATAATAAGGTTGACTTTGAATATAGATTGTATTATAATAAACAAACAGGTGAGCCCATTGCATACACAATGGAAGAGCTTGAAGGAGATTATATTAAAGTCACTCATAAACAATATGCCGAAGGGCGTTATGATCTAGTGGTTCGAAACGGCATTATTGAACGTTTACTTGATTCAGTAAGCTGGACAAAACTGGTGCCAAGTAACGCAGGCACAGGTTGTAGAGCAGATAATGTAATGATTGTTGATACCAATAGTGATACAAAGTGGGAAATTAAAACATATTATGCAGAGTAAATAGTCTGCATAAAGGAGAACTATTATGAAAAGATTAGCAGGCACATTTTGTTTTTTCTTGATGCTTGCTAGCCCATTGCAAGCACAAGTTAGTCAAGGTGAAGATACTGTGGTGCTTACTGCTGATATTGTTTGTGATCGCAACAGAGAAAAAATGGAATCAGTACCAGGAAAGTACGGAGAAATACCCTTTGCAACCGGTAGAGTGCAAATCCGCTCAACAAACTTAAAAGAGTACATGGAAGCTAGTATGTGGATGTATGTCAATCCTGTTGATGGTAATTTTACTATGTTAACTGAAATTGACGGCGACCCATATACCTGTATGTTTGTTAACGGCAAAGACTTTAGGCCATGGACTAACGGAGTAAAAAGTGAAATCAATTGATATTGCAGATTTAGATTGTGTATATCTCAGTTATGACGAACCGCAAAAAGAAGAATTCTGGATAAAAATACGCAACATGGTGCCGTGGGCAAAGCGTGTTGACAATGTCAAAGGCAGTGATGCTGCACACAAAGCAGCCGCGGCAGCTAGCGACACAGAACGCTTTATTTTGATCGACGGTGACAACTTGCCTGTTGAAGACTTTTTCAATCAGACCATTGAGTATATCAATGATGACTATGAACAAGCAGTGTATCGTTGGAGAGCAAGAAATCATATCAATGGCTTGATGTATGGCAACGGCGGTATAAGCTCGTGGACAAAAACATTTGTAAACAACATGCGCACACATGAAGCCTCAGAGGGTGCAGATGAAACTGATGTGGAATTTTGTTTTGATGATCTGTATTGGCCAATGTACAACTGCTATAGCACAACCTATCCAAACGGCAGTGCTAAACATGCATGGCGTGCTGGATTCCGTGAGGGTGTAAAGATGTGCCTTGACAGAGGACGCAAGCCAAGCACCAGTGAATTCAAAGACAGAGTACACAGTCGCAACCTTGACCATTTAACTATCTGGCACAATATTGGATCAGATGCGGAACATGGCTTGTGGGCTATTGCCGGTGCAAGACTTGGCACATACAAAACCATGCTCACTGACTGGGATCACACCGAAGTACAATGGTTTGACAATTTAGAACAAATGTGGAGTGAGATTGAACACCTAGCGCCAGGCGAAATAGTTAGCCTCCACAAAGAAGCGTTGCATACGCAACTGGATTTGCCAGTAAATGTGCTGACACCAGATCAAAGCAAATTTTTCAAACATCACTACCGTAGTAACTGGCACAACAGTGATATTATGACTCGTGAAATTGATGTTATTAGGAGTCAAGAAGGTTGGTAAAAGTTAAGGTTATTTCAAGCGATAGCAAAGTTTGGAATTTTGGAGAAACTGTTGCAGCAATTACACTTGCAAAAAGTCAGAATCAAGACCTTGTGCTGGATTTAATCAACGAAGGACCTGACTTTGAAACACTTGGGTTGTTGGAATATATTGATAACTGGGATGATCGCACTACTGTAATAACTCGAAACGCAGTGCAAGCACCGATTGGTAACATAAAATTTGAACAAAATTATCCTCATTTCCTTGATACTACAAGAAATTCTCTCCAGGAAGTTTTTGTAGACAAACACATTGATAAACCTTTTGGTATGTTCATTGGTCGCAGCAATACACATCGATTATATTTAAGTAGCTATCTTTATCGATATGATCTGGCAAATCAAACGTTCCATTATGATCCTGATATTGACTTTCACAAAAACCATCTTGGTCTTGATCACTTAATTGAATCATATGGCGTTGCTGCATTGTCTCAAACTATAAAATTATTAACTAATTCTCCGGTTGTAAAAAGTGAAAAAGTGTGTTATCCTATATTACATGAACAACACAATAGCTTTTATGCAGAATATTCGAATTTTTTAGTCGAACTTGTGTGCGAAACATACTATAGCGGAAGGACATTTTTCCCAACAGAAAAAACTTGGCGGCCTATTATGTTATCAACACCGTTCATTGTACAAGGGCCGCAGTGGTTTTTACATAGATTACGCGATATGGGTTTTCAAACATTTGATCGTTGGTGGGATGAAGGTTATGCAGAAGATCCAGCTAATCATCAACCGCATGAAATTGTAAAAGTTATTGATTTTTTAGCAGAAAAAAGTTTAACCGAACTTGATGCAATGTATAACGAGATGCAACCAACTTTGGAGCATAATAAAAAACGTTTTATGGAATTAACCAGCAAAGATTTTGAAATATTCAAAAATGACAGATACTAAAAACAACAAAGGCGATGAAGTTGATGCAGACTTCAAAAGCAAGTTTCTCAGTGACGCCGAAATTGCACAACAAAAACTAAACACAGTAAGTCCTAGTATGTGTTTGGCCAAATGGAAGCAACTTAGCCTGCATCTTACTACAGGACTAAACAACAGTTGCTATCATCCTCCACTGCACAGAGCAGATGCCGAAGCAATCAAAACCAACCCTGGTGCATTGCACAACACAGAACACAAAAAGCAACAACGCAAGTTGATGTTGGAAGGTCATCGACCTCCAGAGTGTGACTATTGCTGGAAGATGGAAGACAACGGCAAATTAAGCGATCGACATTATCGTAGCGGCGAACCTTGGGCAATCAAAGACTTTGAAGCTATTAAAAATGCACCCTGGGATCAAGATATTGCACCAAGTTACGTTGAAGTAGACTTTAACAGTGCATGCAATCTAAGTTGCAGTTATTGCAGTCCACAGTTTAGTTCCAGTTGGATGGCAGAAGCAGAACGCGAAGGTGCGTGGCCTACATCAACTCCTCACAACGATCCTGCACACTTTCAAGGCGAGCGTAGACCAATACCTGCTAGAGAGCATAACCCTTATGTAGAAGCGTTTTGGGAATGGTGGCCTACACTGTATCCAGAACTGGAACATTTTAGGATGACAGGCGGCGAGCCTATGATGGACAAAAACACATATCGTGTATTTGATCACGTGCTAGCAAATCCAAATCCAAAACTGCACCTCAGCACAACATCAAACTTCAGTGTAGAAGAAAAACTGTGGCAGCGTTACAAAGGTTATGTAACCATGCTGTGTGAAGAACAAGGTCGTGTAGAACACTTTATGCAGTACGTGAGCTTGGATGGAATGTTTGCACAAGCAGAATACATGCGACATGGACTTGACTTCAACTTGTTGTGGGACAGGGTAAACCAGTTCCTCAATGACATTCCAGAACGTAACAGTATTACATTTATTATAACAATGAACAACTTGAGTGTAACCACATTACAAGATTTGTTTGCTGCTATTTTGGGCTTGCGTCAGATATATAGCAAAACCTATCAAAGAGTTTGGTTTGATACTCCTGTGCTACGCACACCTACATGGCAGAGCTTGCAGCTATTGTCTGAGAGTTATGTGCATGAACTGGAAATGCTTAAAACTTGGATGCAACAAAATTTAGAAACCGAAGCAACACGTTTTCAAGGGTTCAAAGACTACGAAGTTAACAGACTGGATAGAGACATTGCTTGGATGCGTGATGGACAAAAACTTGATTCTGCATATATCAAACGTAACAAAGCAGACTTCTACAGGTTCTTTAACGAACACGATAGACGTAGAGGCACAGACTTTTTGAAAACATTTCCTGAAATGAGCACATGGTGGGCAGAGTGTAAATATCTAGCTGATAATTCCAGAAGATAATTACATGTATGCAAAGAATAAAAAAACTAATACCTGAGATTAATCCTATCACATTTAAGGACGGGAGAGGTATTATACAGACTTATATTCCAGAAACAGATACCATAAAAGAATGGAACTATATCGTTACACTCCAGGGTGCTGTAAGAGGTCATCATTATCATAAAGAATTTGATGAATATATAATGTTTGTACAAGGCGAAGGTGTATATACAGAACTTACCAATGACCAAGAACTTATTACTCCTGTGAGCAGTGGCGATTGCGTTTACTTGCCGAAATTTGTGCCGCACACTTTTTATCCCACTGCAGATTGCAAAATGATTGCAATGATTACTAAAAGATGGGACGATTGCCAGGAACCTATCACAAAGGTACAAATATGAAAATAATGATTACAGGTGCATTAGGCTATCTAGGCACTGAGCTTTTATCACAACTCGTTGATACTGATGCAGAAATAGTAGCCATTGACAATAGTTCTGAAGCAATATCGAGTCGATTAGGTAGTTTTTTATACAGCCCTAAATTTTCTTTTTACAATGTAGATGTGAGCAACAAACAGCAAATAAACGCATTGCCCAAAGTTGATTTAATTGTACATTTGGCTAGTGTGGTAGGATATATTAGCTGTAATATCACTCCAGGTCTGGCGCACGACACAAACGTTATAGGTACAGAAAATATTGCTAATTTAAATACTCCTATTATATATCTAAGCAGTGGAAGTATATACGGCGAAATCGGAGACGTGTGCACCGAAGAAACACAAACTAATCCTAAAAGTCTATATGCTGAACATAAAGTTCTCGGCGAGAGGGCGGTAAGTTGTGTTTCCAATGTTATACTTAGGCCTGCGACATTGTTTGGGTGTAGTTATAAGATTAGAGACGACTTACTGGTACACACACTGATACAAGACGCAGTAAAAACTAACCGTATAGATTTATACCAGCCTCATGCTCGTAGAAGTTTTTATAGTGTTCGTAAAATGGCCAGTCTTTTGAAATATATATGTAAAAATTACAGTAAGTTTGAAGGTGAAATAGTGAACGTGGGATGCGAAACTGGAAACCTTACTAAAAGACAGTTGTGTGAAATTATTTCAAAATACACCAAGTTGGATGTTAGGATAGTGCCAGGCCAGGATTTGGATAGTAGAGATTATAACATTGATTATGGAAAACTTAAATCTTTATGGTCAGAGTATGATGAGATTTTTGAATCACATATACAACCATTGGTAAGATACTATGAAAATATTAGTAACAGGAAGTAGAGGTTTTTTTGGACAAAATTGTGTAAAGTATTTTACACAACGTGGTCATGATGTTACTGCTTGGACAGAAGATGTTAGAGTAAGTATGCCCAATGAAAACTATGACGTCCTGATGCCATTTGCTTGTAAGATAGGCGGTCGCAAGGGTATGAATAACAAGGCCTTGATGATAGCGGGAAATGTTGAAATAGATAGATGTCAATTTTTGTGGGCAGAAAAACATTGTAGTAGAATAGTTTATCCGGGCAGTAGTAGTGCTTATCCACGTGAGGATTCGATATTTTTGGAACATAGGGTAGGAAACGATATCCCGTCTGACGATATATATGGACTTTACAATTATTTCAGTGAACGCATGCTTGCTCATTGTGGTATTCCTTCTAGCATTGTTAGACCAGTCAATGTATACGGACCTGGACAAAGTTTACACTATCCAATGCCTAGTATTATTGAACGTACAAAACGTGGAGAATGCAGTGTATGGGGTAGCGGAAAACAAGCACGAGATTGGATTCATATAGAAGATGTGATGCGTATATTTGAATATTGTGCAACCAGTGACGATGATATTACAGTCAATGCCGGGTGCGGCCATGCAATAACTTTTATTGAACTCGCTCAAAAAGTTTACCAAATTGTGCATGGTTATACTGTTCCAGTGCAAACCGATCCCACTCAACCAGAAGGCCCGCGCCATCGAGTTGCAGATGTAACTAGGTTACAACAGTTAGGTTTGTTACCGGCTATCAGTCTCGAAGAAGGTATAAAGGCTATACTATGATAGTTCAATTGGGCAATCACTTTCCACGAAACTGGCGGTATGGTCCAGACGAAATAAACATTATTGCAACAACTAACCAACAGATACAAGAACATTTTCCTGATCAACGTAACTTATTCATCAATACCACATGGTTTGGCAGTCAATATGATAATGATTGTTGGCACGAAGCAATAAACTTAGAAGGTGATTTTGATAATCTATTCTTGCTATGTGTGATTGACCCAGAGTATATTTTTAAACATGATTTAGAACTAATTGTTAACCGTTACAATATTAAAAATGTGTATCGAATTGGCATGTACGAAGGAAGTCCTTATGAATGGAACTTTCATGCTATCATAGCAAACGATGCATACACAGAAGAACAAGTAGTGATGCAAAGTGCTGATTTTGCATACATGTTATATCAAAGAAAACCTAGACTGCATAGAATTGAAATTACAAATATTTTACGTGAGCAACCTCATTTATTAGAACGTGGTATTGTTACATTAGGCGGAGTAGCAAAAGATGGCACAGATTATGCAGATGGTTTAAAATTTGAACCGTTAACAATAGATGACCTTCCTTTGTCTTATAACCAAACACAAGGAGATCACGATGATTTTGGTGGAGTTCCTAATGATCTTGAAACAATCGGACGGTTAGATTTATGGCAAAATCATTTTTTAAACGTAGTTAGTGAAACCGAGTTTGACGAATGGCGTCCTGTGTTTATGACAGAAAAAATCTGGAAGCCAATTATAGGACTTCGTCCGTTTCATGTGCATGGAAATCCAAGATCTTACCAATGGTTACGAGACAGAGGATTTCGCACATTCAATCACTATTGGAAACACTTGCCTGTTGAGACTGTAGGTCAACATGATGCACTTATGGACGTAATAAATCATCTTGTTGACATGCCTCAATTAGAAATAGAGCAGATGTACCTTGACATGTTGCCAGATTTGCGTTATAATAAAGCACGACTTAAAGAATTTAGTACAGAACAAAAACATAAAATGAAAAATATTTTTAATGCGTAAAATTTGGTGGTTCGGAGACAGTTGGGTATACGGCGATGAACTTGATGATCCTGCCAATGAATGTTTTGCCTCTATTGTGTCTGACAATCTAAAGTTAGAACACGTTAACTTGGGACAAAAGGCAACCAGTATTGGACATTTAGTTCACACATTCTTTAAACACAAAGACAAAATTGATACAAAGGATACTGTATTATTTTTTTTAACAGAAAAAAGTAGGGCTTACATCAATGGTAAGAATTTACTAGCCGGTGCATGGGAAGAAGTAACTGATAACCTTCATCCGTATAATAAAGAATACTACAAGTACTTTTATAGCGACGATGAAGCACAGTGGATCTTGGATAGAGATCTTATGCTGTTACATGCTAACTGTCCGCAAGCAAAATTTTGTAATATTTTTAGTATGAACCACAGTAAGTATATTCCAAGCAGTGCTTGGCTGATACCAAGCGATACATGTTTAGCACATACAATTTTACCTTATGTGCATAAGGGCTTAATTTTTGTAGATCACCCGGAACTTCTTAATGTTGAATGGGAAGAGCAAAAAACTTATGTTGAAAAGTACTTTGGTAAAGGTCATCATCCTAACAAACAAGGGCACTTGGCAATAGCAGAAAAAATAATAGGAAGTTTAAATGCCTAAACAACATAACGAAACTAACTTGCAATACAAGGAACGTGTTCTTGATCCACTAAGTTCCAGCATGTGCGGAGCCAAGTGGTACAACGCTACAATATGGCTTGGTTCAGGCATGACAACCAGTTGTCACCATCCATTACCTCATTATGTAAGTGTAGAAGAAGTTGAAGAAAATCCCAAAGCACTGCATAATACACCTCGTAAAAAAGAAGAACGTCGACAAATGCAGTGCGGCGAACGGCCTAGTGGTTGTGAATACTGCTGGAAAATTGAGGACATTGGCCGCAACAATATCAGTGATAGAGTGTACAAAAGCAACATTTATACAGATGAAGATTTAGTTGCAGCTCATCAATTAGATCACAACAAAGATGTTGATCTTAAAACACTTGAAATAGCATTTGATAGAACTTGCCAGTTTGCTTGCAGCTATTGCAACCCAGCGTTTAGTACCACATGGGTTAAGGATTTAAAAAAGAATGGCGGTTACGAAAACTTAATCAGTGACGGCCGCAATCATTATACACATGAACATGATAGTTCTCAGCGTTACACATACAACGAAACCAATCCTTACATTGAAGCATTTTTCAAATGGTGGGAAAGCGATTTACACAAGACACTCGACGAGCTGCGTATCACCGGCGGCGAGCCTGCCATGAGCGGACACTTGTGGAAGCTGTTGGATTGGTTTAAAGAAAATAAAGGTGCAAGCAAAACCACTATTGCTATTAACAGCAATCTTGGATTAGAAAGCGCAGACATACTGAAGTTGTTAGACAGGGCAGACAGTGCACCACTTGATATTTACACAAGCAATGAAAGTTTAGGTCCCCAGGCAGAGTATATTCGTGATGGCCTGGAGTGGAGTACATGGACACGCAACATGCATTTGCTAGCAGGTTCAGGTAAACTGCGCGGCTTACACAACATGTGTACTATTAATGCATTATGCTTGGAATCTCTGCCAGAGTTTTTGGATTATTTGATGCAATTTAAAAAGCAATACGGCAGAGACTTTCCTAACTTTACACTGAATATTTTGCGTTTTCCTAGCTTTCAATCGCCGCTGGTATTGCCAGATGAATTACGCACACTGCACAAGAATCGACTACAGTCTTGGCTGGACTCAAACAGAGACAGTGAATTTATGCACGAACATGAAATCAATCAAACTGGACGCCTAATTGATTATCTTGACGTTGTTAAAACTCCGCATAGCGATACGTTCGATATGCCTAAATTGCATAACGACTTTAAGCAGTTTTACACACAGTACGATGAACGCAGAGGCAAAGACTTTGGCACAGCATTTCCCACTATGAAAGATTGGTACAATGAGCTATAATTACAACAGTAGCGAGCCAATCAAAATTGCGCTTGCAGACTTAAACCCGCGTGAACGTGAACTGCTAACAGAAAGCAAAACGTTTTGTATGTATCCTTGGATACATCTACATGCCTACCCAACAGGCGAAGCATATCCTTGCTGTCATGCAGAAATGGGTGTTGGGCAGGTGGGCAACTGCAAAAACAATACCATGCAGGAAATTTGGAACAGCCCAGAGCAAAAGAAGTTGCGAGTTGACATGCTAACTGAACAGCACAATCCTGCCTGTGGCCGCTGTTACGAACAAGAAAAATCAGGTTTCTTCTCAGGCCGCCAAAGTGCAAACAAGCATCACGGACATCACATCGACAGAGTGTTTGAAACACAAGCAGACGGCAGCTATGATGACTTTGAAATGACCTATTGGGACATTCGATTCAGTAACTTATGCAATCTAAGTTGTAGAAGCTGCGGGCATATATTCAGTTCAAGTTGGTACAAAGATCAGGCAGCATTGGCAGGTCCAGAATGGGCAAAAAACAACAAGCCAATGAACTATGCCGGACGTTTCGAAACAGACATGATCGAACAGTTGTATGAACACTTGGATCATGTAGAGCAGATTTACTTTGCAGGCGGCGAGCCTTGCATGATGGATGAGCATTATCTTATTCTTGAAGAATTAGAACGAAGAGGGCGTTTCGATGTGCGCCTTATCTATAACACAAACTTTACACAAGTTAAACTAAAGGACCGACTGGTATTTGATTATTGGAAAAAGTTTGACAGCGTAGCAGTAGGTGCAAGCCTAGACGGCTCGGGCATACACGGCGAGTATATACGCAAAGGTACCAAGTGGGAAGAAGTTGAACAAAACAGACGCATCATGATGGAAATCTGTCCCAAGGTAGATTTTTATATCTCACCAACACTGAGTATCATGAATGTACTACATTTACCTGACTTTCACAGAGATTGGGTCGAAAAAGGTCTGCTAAAGCCACAGGATCTCAACGTAAATATACTACAGGATCCTGCACACTATAGAATTGACATTGCTCCACAAGCATACAAAGACCAAATCACCGAAAAGTATAATGCACATCTTGAATGGCTACGTCCGCTGGACCAACTTAACAGAGCAACAGTGGGATTTGAAAGTGCATTGCAGTTTATGAACAGCACAGACAATACTCACTTGTTTGAAAAGTTCTGGCAAAAAACACATCAGTTAGACGGTATCAGAAAAGAAAACATCCTAGATTCAATCCCAGAGCTAGGAGCATTAACGTGAAGATACCGCACAATACATTTTGTGTGCTACCTTGGGTAAGCATTGAAACAAGCCCAATTGGTACAACTCGTCCTTGTTGTTTAGCCGAAGATGAGATCAAGGATGCTGATGGTAACAAATATGATCTCAACAACAGCACACTAAATGAAATACACCACAGTGACTACATGAATCGTTTGAGACAAGACTTTTTAGATGGCAAGAAGCCACAAACTTGTAGAAAATGCTGGAACGAAGAACGTAGTGGTCGCACCAGCAAACGCATGCACACACTGGACCGATTGAAACACATTGTAACAGATACAGAATGGACACAAGATGCTAAACCGCTTATATTCATTGATTTTAAACTGGGCAACATATGTAACCTCAAATGTCGTATTTGCGGAAGTTGGAGCTCATCTACATTTGCAACCGAAGAAGTCAAGTTCGAAGGCAAAGACAGCTTTCACTACGAAATGCTACAAAAAGGGGCCTGGCCAAGAAAGAATGTTGCGTTCTGGAAAACAGTTGATGGAATGATGGATCAGATTCGCTACCTGGAGTTTACAGGTGGTGAACCATTTATGATTCAAGAACACTTTGATTTGTTGCAACGCTGCGTAGACAGAGGCATTGCAGGAAACATTGAAATACACTACAACACCAATGGCACACACTATCCAGAACATGCTGAAGAAATTTGGCGGCACTTTAAACTGGTAGAAGTTGCATTTTCAATTGACGATGTGGCAGAAAGATTTGAATACCAACGTGCAAATGCCGACTGGCAGTTGGTTAACCATCACATGGATCGCTTTGAGCA